GATTGAGTTGAGTTCTTTTACTTTCATTTAAAAGTCCTCTTGTAATTCAGGGAAGTGTTGATCTAACCCTTTTCTTCGTAATCGTTCTATGATTCGTTTGTGAGTAGATACATTTTCTTTTAGTTCTTTGTATTGGAACTTAATCCACTCTTTTAACAGATATTGTGAATCATCTACCTGGATCATACCCATTTTTTCTTTGATTATTTCAGGTAATTGCCCATCATAACCATTACAATAAAATCCAATGGCTTCATCATCTTTTTCCCAAAAGCCATCGTGGGTACAACTGGTGCTTATATAATACCATAACACTTTTTCTTGTGCAGTTAGTTTTCTAAACCAACTCTTATTATTTATATCTGCATCTAAAAATCTTTTTCTCATCTTTTATTCTCCTTAAAATAGTTGTTGCTGTGTACTCGGTTTATATGAAGCATCATATCTTTTGTTATCACCTTTGGGATATGGTACTACATCATATTTTAATTGTTTTTTCCATTTTTTGACTTCAGTTTTATTGCCTACAAAATAAATATATCTATGTTTTTGTGGTCTTTCTCTTATAGCTAAATTTTTATAATCTTTTTTTGTAATTCCATCTGTTATAGTTTTACTATGTTTTTGTGGATTATCTTTATCATATCTCTCTTTTCTTTTAGCACTTAATCCAGTATAAATCCAATTAGTTGCCTGATAAATATAGCCATGATGATTTTGAGATGTATCAGCATAACTTACTAATATTTTTTTATCCAACATTTTTAAAACCTGACCAACAAAATAACTTAATACATTTTTTTCTAATCCATCATTTACACATAGTCTATTTAATTCATATACATACTTAGAATTTTCTTTGCCACACACTCCAACACAAAGAGGATTAGATGCTGGTTTACCAATAGTCAAAATACCAATCAAATCATCTTTAAATAATCCAAAAGCATAAGATATAGATGGAATCCTTTTTGCATAATGTTTATACAATAACCATTCTTTATAATCTTCTTTTTTTATTGGCATGACTTTATATTTATCTTTTATACTCATTTATTTTTAATAATAACTTAAACATCTTCCAACCCCAGTTCAAGTCTTTAATGTTGTACTTGTGTTCTTCATAAACTCCTTTTTCTTCTTTATCTAATCTAAGAAGTATTGCACCTTTTAAATCATAACTAAAATTTTCTTTAATAAGTTGTCTATAAGCACCCAACTGTATTAAGTATTCTGAATGGACATCATTTGACGATTTCCAATCACAAATAACAAACTTTCCATTAACAAAACATAAAGCATCAAAAGTTCCACCAAATTGATATTTTTCTGATACTAATTTCATTTCTGTTTTATCAAACTCTACATCGTTATCAACAAACCATTGATAAAATCCATAATAAGCATTCTTGGCTTGTGATATTTCTTTAGGTGTATATCCATCTAAATTGACTGCACCACCTTTGATAAATTCTTCTATCATAATGTGTGCAAGTGTACCAATTCTACCAGCTTCTTTCAAAAGTTGCATAGAATCTTCCCCATTTAAACAATGCTTTCTTGTCCAACCAATTAATGCACCTTTATTCCATCCAAGATTTCCATTGATAATAGTAGTTACAGATTTTAATCTTTTTCCTGATTCGTTTTTATAAATTGTGTGTGCCATTATCTTTTTCTCCTTTCGTCAGGTACATAAAACTGCATAATCCAAGTATTGTTGGTTAGTTTTTGTAATTTGTTATCAGTAAACAACCACCAAGCACCATACTTTTTCTTTGATTCCATTTGTAGTTTTTGTCCTTCTTTACTATAAGGATCAACTGCTTTTACTCTTGACATTCTTTCTTTCAAAGTTCCAGCATATTTTCCCCACATATCATAAGTTGGGTGTGATTTAGCTTTTCGTTGTTGCCAAGCTATTTCTCTTTTGCTTAGTTCCATTTTATTCTCCTTTTTTATAATCAATCGTTATCAGATTGATCTTCTGATTTTCTTAACAGAAGATTATATTTATGTGTTCTATCTTCTACTTCTTCTTCTAAACCTCTATTAGATTCTTTTAATTCTTCTATTTCTGCTAACAATGATAGCCAATCAGTAAATTGCATAGTAGCATAAAACTGTGCATTCATTTTAAATACATTTACTGGTGTTTTTGCTAATGGGCAATCATCATCTATTTGTTCCCACCATTTAGGAATCATTAGTTTTTTCTGATCCTTAACTTCAAAGTGAAATTGATATGCAGCAGAATCAGGGTTTATATCTATAATGTCCCCTTTAATAGATAATCCACCTGATTGAGGTGTTCTTCTTACATTCGTATCTAAATATTTATTAATTAATTTAGCAACTTCTCGTTCTGCTCTTTTACCTTTAGCTTGTGAATTAATTTTTCCCAATGTTATACTCCTCTACACTTTCTAAAAGTTTTTCTATTTTTCTAAATCCTAATACATGACTATCAGTTGGAAAGAAATAATCCCAATGTCCACCTTTATTGTTTTTCCAAAATGCGATAGCTAAAGCCATTTTACCTGAACTCTTTTTAAACAATATACCAGCAGTCAATTCACTTAATGGTTTGATCTTGGCTACTGTAAATGTTTCGTTGGTGTGATTAAATTGACGATTTGGGTTGCTAAACATTTCAGCAATTTCTTTTGCCTTTTGATTAAGTTTTTGTACTCTATCTTTTGTCATTGTTTTTCGAGCAAAGTGTTGGAACTGCCCCAACTCCTTTTTACTGGTAGTAAAATATGCTTCTTGATACACCAACTTTGCATTTAAAATAATCTCATTTGTTCATTGATATTAATATTTTTCTTTTTAATTATAAAAGGCATTTCATCAATAATGTTATATTTCTTTTCACTTGGTTTTAATATTTTCCATTGTAAATCTTTTTCTTTTGGATAATTTTTTCCCCAAACAACAGTTGATTTTTTTAAATTTCTTTTTGCATAATTATTTAAAGGTATTATATATCTAAATTGTTTTCCCTTTACTCTACTTAATTCTAATAAAATTCTATGATCATAAGTTGGTCTTTTACCTAAATTTGATTTTGTGCTTTCTCCAAATTTTTCTTTAATTAATCCCTGTGCAGTTCTTGGGTGAATTTTATGACCTTCTTTTGTTACATATACATCAGTCCAAATATATTCTCCATAATACATACTAAATGCTTGATAAACATATCCAACTTTCCCAACAATTCCATCTGCCCAAGTAAATAAATATTTTTTTTCAGGATAATTTTCTTTTAACCATTTTACAACTTTTGATAAAAATATAGTTTCTGAATTTCTTGGAAGTTTATCATGCAAACACATTTTTCCAATTTCAAAATAGTCTTGTGTTTCACAATTAGGAAATAATTTTCTGATTGTATGCAGTGGTCTTGTTCCCCAACCCAATGTTAAAACTGCTAATAGTTCACCATCAATTATAATCCCAATTCTTTCTTTTGTTAATCTTGGCATAATATCGCCCGAGTAATGATGTTTAAGAATAAAGTTATTGCCTTCATCTTTTGACAATCTTTGAATTTTTGATTCTGATAATTTTTTTAGGATCATATTACTCTATGCAGACTTAACAATGCTTTTAATTGTAAATTTCCCATTTGGTCAAATAATTCTTCAAATAATTTAGGTGGAATTTTACTTCTTTCGTAAGATCCTTTTAATCCTTGTGTTCCAGTAACACTACCTCTTGGTGCTGGTTGATGATGACAATCTCTATTACCATTTTTACACATCTTTCTTGGTGTCCATTCCATGTTAGTCCAAATATCAGTTGGTTTCATTCTCATATCTCCATAAGAACAATAGGTAATTGTATGTCTTGGGAACTCATTCATCATTTCTTGTTTTCTTAATAATCCTCTTGGATTTTCAATAAAATAAAACATTGGTTTTACTTGTTTTATAATTTCAATAGTTTTTTCTATAATTCTAATACCTTCTTTGCATCTTTCAGTTTTTGGAGTTCTGTCTTTATTCCAATGGTATCCACAACTTGCAACAGAAAAAGTAGTACAAGGTGGACTTGCCCAAATTACATTTGGTTTACCACCAAGTTTATCGATGGCTTTCTGCAGATCAAAATCAAATATATCGCATACTTGATCTATCTTGTCAAAATCTTGATTATCGGTGGTGTAAGTAGAAAAACCACGATTTTCAGCAACTTTACTGAAACTTCTACTTCCTGCAAATAACTCTAATGTTTTCATGTGAGGAGAAAGGGACAGCTACTATTCGATTGTGATATGTTAATTAAACAAAAGAGTATAAGAAGTAACTGCCCCATTTTTTCCTTTAAAGTAATATTATCCCTACAAACATTATTCCAAATAATGAAACTAACAAAAAAACAACTAAAAGTAAAAGTGTTATTATTATGTTTTCGTTATTCATCATTAGAATGGTAGTTCGTCATCATCAATTTGTACTGGTTCATTTGGTTTACTTGCAGCAGGAATCGTTGATGGATTTTCACAAGCTTCCACCCAACCTTCTACTCGCTTAAAGTTATTTACAAATTCATCAGTAGTCCATTTCATTCCATTTTCAATATAAAGTCGTACACAGTTATTGAAAATCATACCAAATCTTGCACCATTAGTAAAAGTGCTATTGGTTGTATTAACTTGTTGTTTTAGTGCTTTATCTTTTTGTAATTGCA